TTACACCCGACCAAGTAACGCTTCCTGTATATGCTTGCTTTCCACTTTGTTGAAAATAAATATCTTGAGCATTTGCACTTGATGAAGTATTATTTACCTTTAAAGAAAATGGAGCAAATAATTTAGCTAAAGAATAATCTCCTATCGCTTTTGTAGTTGGATATTTTGTATCACTTGCTAAATCTATTGTTATTGATTTATTAGATGCATTTTCTGGAGTATAACCCAAAGAAGTGATTACATTAGTTATAAATCCTCTTGAATTTACATAACTTTCTGTAGCATAATCTATTAATGCTGTTGTAATTTGACTTGCTACTTGTGAGCTTGTTCTATAATTTGCTACTACCCAATCATATACACTTTTTACACTTGGATAACGAGTATTACTTGCTTGGTCTGTTATTACATTAATTGATTTATTAGCAACGTTTTCGGGTGTGAACCCTAATGCAGTTATAACATTTGTAATAAACCCTTGAGAATTAACCCAAGATTGAGTAGTAAAAACTTGTGTAGCCCAATCGTAAACACTTCTTACACTTGGATATTTTGTATTACTTGCTCTATCAGTAACTATGTCTGTAGATTTGTTTGAAGTATTTTCTTTTGTAGTTAATGCGTTAAAAACGCCATTGGAACTTACTGGGTTATTACTTCCGTCTGTAGGTATTACATCAATATTTGGAATGTCTTGCAAAGTAATAAAAGGGTTTATGCCATCATCACCATCGTTAATAAGTTCTGAAGTATTTTTAATTGTATTACCTGGCTCTCCTTTATCTCCTTTATCTCCTTTATCTCCTTTAACACCTTGAATACCTTGTATGCCTTGAATTCCTTGAATTCCTTGTATGCCCTGGTCTCCTTTTTCTCCCTTTGCAATTAATTGTAAGTATTCATTAACTATAATTCCTGTATCATCTACAGTTAAATCGAATGTTGCACTTATAACAGTTGTTTCAACTGGCAAATTCATTTTTGTATTTGTTTTTACAACCGACAAATTTGCTAATAAATTTTTCTTGACTACTCCTAATAATTCAGTATTTAATGCAACTGAAACTGGATAATTACCATTTAGACAAAAAGTATCTTTAGAAAGTAAATAAATATAAAATAACAAAGGATTAGTATTACTTTGTACTAATTTACCATTTGCTAAAGTAAAACTTAAATTACCTATTGCAAATTCTAAATTTAAAATATCAGTTGCCTCTACTCCGGTAATTGTAAAAGCATATGTTAAACTATCTCCGTTATTTATTTTAGTTGTTACCATTATATACCTTTATGTGTTCTACAAACTGAAATGTATCGATTTTTAATTGTTACGACTACGTTTGGATTGATTACAAATGTTCCACCATTTGCTAAAAAGTCAGCAGTTACAGGGAAACCATAACTAACAGAAATACTATCGTCAACTCCAGTACCTTTTAAAAATGTATGACTTTCTGATCTATAAGCAATTCCGTTAACTATAAATTTAGTTGTCAAATAATTACTAGTTCCGCTTGGTGTTACTGCTGTAAATGCAAAATCAACATTAATGAAATCTCCAACTTTTAAAGGTGTTATTTTAGAATTAGAATTTAATAATACTAAAGTTCCATTACTTTCTAAAGTTCCACTAAAAGCAATTGTATTATCGGTATTAGCAGTTAATGATTGAGTATTTGTTGTATCTACTCTACTTTGCCATCCTGTTAAATCATCTATTGGTCTAGTATAAATAGTTGGTAAACCATTAAACCTATCAGATAACTCCATTTTAAAACCATCAATAAAAGTACCTGTACTTAAAGCATTAGCACAAACTTGTTCAAATGAAAAGTTTACAATATCTCCAGTATCAAAATTAAAAGATTGAGCAAATGTATACCATTTATTTTTAACCATATCAGAATTAAATTGACAATCCATTATATAAAATGAAGCCACTCCATTAACAGTTATTTTAATTGTAATTTTATCGGTATAAACCGTATTATTTTCGTGTAATAATCTTAATGAAACAATATAATTTCCGGTATTATTTAAAGTTTTTTCTAAAGCACTATTTAAATTAAAATTTAAAGGTGTAGAAGTACTTTGATTAAAAGCAAAAATAGATTTTACTCCATCATATGCAAATTTAGAAGTATAAGTTGCTGCACTTGATACACTTCCACTAACTTTATTGATACTTACTGCATTATCAAAAGTAGATGAATACGGTAATATATTTGGTGCGTAATTACCTATTTCTTCTTGTATGTATATTCCTTTTGCCATTTTAATTTAATGTTAAATAAGTTATTTGAAATTCATTTTGGCTACCAATTCCAGCACCGTATATCCCAAAACGTTTACTAGTAACTTGAAAAATTAATTGTCTATTATTACCCATTCTATAAATTATAGTTGGAGTAGTTGTATCTGGGAAGTATTCACTATTAATTATTTCAAAAAAATAATTATCCGAATCATCAATTATGTTTCCAGTGTTGTTAAATAAAATACCCGTAATTGTAACTAATCTACCTTGTTTTACAATAGAAATATTATAATTAAGATTATTAATAGTTGCGTTTTTAGCAGTTATAGTATTTGTTGTAGATTGTGTTTCGTAAATAGGTGTAGGATAAAATTCATTTAATAAAGAATTTTCTACTGCCCTATGTTCAGAAGCTGTTATACTACTAGAATCTGCTAGATTAGTATTTATTAAATTTTGAATATTTGTTTTTGTACTCATTTTATGTTAAATAAAAATTAGAATTGTAATCCGATATATTGTAATCTCCTGTTTTTATAGTAAAATTCCAAGTTTTATCTATAACTTCTAATACTTCATTATCTGTTGAAGTACATTTAAATTTAATAAAATATTTACCTAAACCTAAAGTTGGTAAATTACCTTCAATTTCATTTCCAGATAAAGGATAAATAGATAAATTTTCTATTAAAGTATTAGTACTTGAATTAAAAAGTTTAATATACTCTACACTTTGAATATTTTGGTTAAAAGTTGCTGCAAATGTATTAGGTAAATTATTAGGACTATAAATTCCAAAAGGATATAAATCAATATAATTAAAAATATCTTTTATTTGGTTTTGGTCTACATAAATATCATCAAAATTAAATTGTCCTTTAAATGATGTAGCAAACATATTACTTTTACCTTGTCTTTCTTCACTTTGAACATTGTCAATAGTTTGAAATCTATTACCATTTAAATAAACTATTTGACTATTTAAGGCACAGGATAAACGTTCAAAAGTGAAAGTATCAATTAAATCAATATTATACTTATACTCTAGCCCTTGAATTGGTCTTGAGCGTCTTACTTGACCATTTAATTGAGTATAAATTGTAACAGCATCTTTTGTAGTAGGTTGGTCAAAATAACCAAATAACCTAATTGATTGATATAAGTCTACTTTATCATATGAAATACCTTGATAATAACCAATATTTTTGTAGTCTATTCTAAATGTTTTATTCTCATCTTGAGCAGTTACATAAAATCCATTTGAATAAAGTTTTATATCGTTTTCAAAAGTAAATTTTAAATAACATTTCTTAAAATAGAAATCATTTTGTATTGGTAAAATTTCAAAAGCAATTTGTGAAAAATCGTTTATATCGTAGAAATTAGTATAAAATACTTTATCATCAATATTTAAAAGTAAATTTTCTTGACAATCAATTAATTCAACTTTATCAATTATTAAATCATCAAATCCGTATTCATTTAGATTAGTAATTTGTAAATATCTTTCTAAAGGGTGTAAACAAATAGGAGAGTTATAAATAAACTCACTATCTATCATTACTTCGCTTTTTGCTAAATTAAAATCTTTTAAAAGCCTTAAAAATGATTTATCTACGTTACTCACTACTTTATTATTTTTACAAATTTATAAAAATTTTTAATGTAAATTTAGTTTTTAATCTCTAAATTTATTATACATTCATTTGTTGCCCAAGTATGGTCTAAATTTACTATATATCCACTAATTATATTTCCGTTATGGTCTTGAACATTTATATATCCTCTTTGCGTTTGAATTTTACCTATTAATGTTACTAAATCCTCAAATTCTATAACTAAAGTAGTCATATACATATTTTGAGAAAGTATTTTTTTATCTGATATATCAGCAATTAAAATATTTTCGTTTTCTTTAATATTTGTTGCTTCTCCTACAAATCTAGTAATAGCTTCACCATTTGATTTAAAATAACTATTTTTAATTGTTTTTGTTGGAATAAATTTACCAGCAGTTGATAAATATGGAAACCAATAAGACATATTACGCTTTATTGAATATCTTAAATTAGAATAATTATCAGAGTTTAGTAAATTTTGACTAAATATCAATCCCTCATTAGTTCTAGTAGTATATTGAACATCGGTAATTGGATAAGTTATTGAAAGAAATTGTACACCACTATAATCTCCACCTAACCAATTTAAAGTAAGTATTGAGCTTGTAATCCCTGTTACTAAAATAGAAATACTTTCTCCACCCCCCGCAACTGTAACATAATCTCCAACTTTAAACCCTAATAAATCCCATCTAAAATTTCTATTTGCTAAAATTTTATAAGTATTTGTACTATCTAATTGCTCAATAGCAAAAGTACCATTTATTGTTCTAGTTGTGCCAGGAGCAACTTCTATAACATCAATAATAAAAATATCATCATCATTATCATTTGAAGTATTATCTTTTTCCGTTGCACGTCTTCTAACACTTTCAATATTATAAGCATCTCTAATAAAAGGTAATTTTAAAGATTTTGAATTCATAGAATTATCACAAGGTAAATACCATTCACTATCAGTATGAATACTATCTAAAGTATTTTCTTCATCTCTATCTTGTTCAAATTTATTATAACCAAATTTAAAAGTATTTATTAAGTATTTTTCATTTTTAGTAAATTTTGCTTCACTTTCTGGTAATTGTAAATAAGTACCCATTTTAACATCATTATAGAAATCTTGGTATTGTCCTATATAAATTTCATTATCGTTTATTTGTGGTGCTGCATTAACTTCTAACAAACTTTCAATTGTTTTGTCTAATTCTAAATAAAAAGGTTCATTTGTAATTTGTCTAATTAATTTACCACTAAAACAAAATTGATTATAAAATTCTCCACCTACATCAAATTTAGGAGCATTAACCGGTAAACTCCCTATTGCCTTATAATTTTGTTTAATTAAATCAATATATCTAACTCCTTTTATAACACTATCTATTGCGTTTTCTGTTGCAGTAATCTCAACACTATCAACTGAATAACTATTAAATTGCATATCATATGATAAAAGACCACTTGTAGCAAAAAAACATCCTACATCTACAATTAAGGATTCTCCAGGTTGCATTATAGGTAAATCAACTTCATAACTTTGATTTACAATATTTATACTTCCTACATTTTGATATAAAAATGTTGTAGTTCCTACATTTGAAATCCAATTACCATTACCATCAAATATTGCTCTTGAATATCTAACACTAAAAGTTCCATAATTTGTAAAACCTTGAACATTTAAGTTTTTTATTTTAAGTTTAGCATTTGTTAGCGTATTTTCTGCAGTTATTAAACGATTTGCATATCTATAAGCATTATTTTGTTCAAAAGAAACATCTAAACCTTTAAAAAATTGGTCAAATGGAGAATATGTATTTATAACTCCATATTTTGTTAAAGCATTGGCAATAGGTATTGAAATTCGACAATTAAATCCATTTCCTGTTTGTTGTACATTAGTTAAACTTTTTTGATTCCAATTACTTATTTTATCAATTGGTTTTGCCTTTAATAAAATGCTAATTGTTTCAATAGGAGTAATATCATTATCATCTAAATCCTTTGTTGCAAATGCATCAACTTTTACTTTTGAACGTTTTTTTATTTTAGCTTGTTCATTATTTTGAATAACTTTACATTTAAAATAACTTTCATAATCTGTTGTTGCTCCAGCAAAATCTAATTGTCCAATATTAAAATCAATATTGTTTTTAGTAAGAATATAATTTACATTTGATTCACTACCATTTAAATTTTCTTGTTCTAATAATAAATCTAATCCACTAGGCAATAAATCAACTCCATATTCTTTATGAAATTCCAAATCAATTTCATAATTTCCATAAAAAACATCTCTACCATATCCGTCTTTATCTTGTTCACATACAAAATTAGAGGCATCAAATCCGGTAGGCTCTAATATTTCAGTTCTAACATTATCTATTTCTAAATAATACTTAAATGCGTTTATTTCTATTGGATTGTTCATTATACGTTTCTACCTTTTAAGATTAATCTATTATTTAGATATTCTTTGCCATTTACAGTTGTTTTAAAGCCTTTTTTATCTATATTGATATTGATGTTTTCTTTTTGGCTAATTGTTTTGCTTAAACGAGTTATTTGCTCTGTCAAATCTTCTTTTGTTAGACCTCCATTAATATTTACGCTTCCAAAACTTTGTCCAATAGGTTGTATTCCACTTTTAGAAAGTTCTTTATTTATGTAATCCTCGTGTGATTTATAAACTTTATCTCCCTTATTTAAATAAGTTAATTGAGCACCTTTGTTACTTCCATAGGTTTTTACATTCCCTTTACTATCCGTAATAACCTCTGCCCCTCTTTCTTGTGTCCAAGCTAATCCCTCTGGAGCATTATCTGTACCTTTCCAAAATTGTGGAATTTCTTGAGATGATACCATTGCTATTTGTGCAGCTCCAATTGTAGCCATAATTGCTGCTAAAGGAATACCTGCAGGAAATCCTGCTTTTGAAAATGTAGCGGCTATTGCTTGGGCAGTATTAATAGCAATGTTAAAAATAGCTAAACGTTTTTGTGCTTCGGCTTCTCTTTTTTGTATTTCTTTTTTTCTTACTTCATATTGCTTTTCAATCTCTTCTTTTGCTGTTGCACTTTCTCCAGCAAATTGCAATGATATATTTTTTTGTTGTTCTAGTCTTGAATATTCAGCATCAAAATTGGCTTGGCTAGATTTTGATATAGTATTAAATGCTTGTTGAAATGCTTCAGATATTGCTAATGCTGTTGCAACTCCATCAGTTTTTAACTTATCAAAATTTTCTATTAATTCAAATATTTTACTAAAACCACTATTTGAAATAAAATCTTGTTTAAATCCATCCTTAAAGTCTTTTAACCAATTATCTAATTCTTCTTTATCTTTTACTATTTTATCAAATATATTTTCATCTAATTCTGGAATAGTTATTGTAAAATTATCCTGTGCTTCAGTAACATTTTTAATAGAATTAGTTAAACTATCTAACCATTTTTGATAATATCTTATAGCTCCAGTTATTTCTTTATATTGTTCATTATTAGTAGCAGTTGTACTTCTTAACTCTTCTAGTTTATTTATTTGTTGTTCTAAAAAGCTAACCGTTCCTAATATATATACTTTTTCCTCTTTTATTTTTTTTATTTTTTCTTTTTTTACTTTTACTTCTTCT